GAACTCGGCAACGTCTGCAAACTTGGCAACGGCTGCAAAGTACCTAAATCATTATTCATATCGGCCTCCCAGCACTCCGTTTCATACTGGGGGTACGATGCTATCCAAGTAGGTTGTAAAAAATATACTATTTCGGAGTGGCAAAAGCATTTCCGCGAAATTGGGAAGGCTGAAGGTTATTCTGAGGAGCAAATCAATGAATATGGGTTTTATATAGACCTTATTGCCAAACTTCACGGCAGGTGGAACATCAAGCAGAAATAATATCCATTAACTATGAGAAAATCGATTTTAACGGCCATTATATGCCTGCTCGTTTCCAGTTGCTCCACTTGTTCGCGGACCTTTAAGAACGAGAGTATTTTGGACTATTACGGCCAGTGCATCGATAACCTCGATACCGATGTAAACCGGAATATGTTCGACGTTTCGCGGGACTTAGTAAAAGAAGTGGAGGAAGACCGCCGATTATGTAAAAGCGATAGGGATATGGTCATAGGATGGATTTTTGAACGTCTGGAAAACCTGAATGAGCTATGAGAACCTTTGTATTTACATGTCGGCCGACTAATTCGGAAGAAAACACCTGTTTCCATGTCCGAATATACCAAGTATGCCGCAACAGGCCGATAAAAATACTGGAGTATTACGACCGGCCGAGGCCAGAATCTCCTTTCAGGGTTAACTCGGCATATTACCAGCTTCGGCGCCATAATATCCTCACCGAATCGGAGAAAAAGGATACGATCTTGTCCGAATCTCGATTTTACAACTTTCAAAACGACCGAATCAGAATCTACGAAATACTTTGAAGCCATGATGATATATTTTTCAAAAGATAAAAACGGCGACGTCTATTCTTTCATGGGCCGGCCCACCAAGAACGAGAATACTGGGGAGTGGGAGGGTAACCGATTCAGAAAGGAGTCCGTCGATATCGTCGCCAGTTGCCTAACCGAATGGGACGACGAGAGGTCCGCCGTATTGATGGATAGCAGATCGCAAAAATCGGCAGCCTCTAAAGTAGTTAGAACGTGGGTTTTGTCTTTTCTGTATGGATGCGTATTCGGCGCTATTGTAACATTATTATTGATCTGAGACATGGAAGGGTATATAGGTTTTGAAAATTACAAAGACAATAAATTACGGTTAGAAGTTGGGCGTGTTTACACACGACGCCCCGTAATTGGCGGCAAATTATCATTTTTCGATAATCCGCTGGATGTTTTAAGGTACTATCCGCCATGTGATAGCGGATACTCCCGAGTTAAAAGCCCGGACAATAAGGCAGACAAGCAGGGGCACCATGTAAATACATCGGAATTGCGTGTGATTGAGGATGTGGGGCTGGGCGATATTGCCGAGGCCGCAGAAAAAATCATTAGGGAAGGTATAAACACATCTAAAAGCATCGTATCCGAAAAAAACAGATCGATTGCCGTCAATAAGAAAAAAAGCGCCGAGGCTATGAATTCGGGCCAATTCTCAGTATCGGTTAGCGTAAGGGACAAATCGGCCGCTACCTCACTAAATGACAAATCGGTATCAGTGAATACCGGCAATTATTCGGTAACGGATAGCCAAGGGAAATACTCTGTATCTGTTAATACAAGGGAGGAGTGTGTGGCAAGCAGTAGCGGCGATAAATCGCTGTCAGCTTGTACGGGCCCATGTTCAATAGCAAAAAACATAGGCGATAATTCACTATCAGCGTGCGGTGATCAATTATCGGTAGCAATAAACAGGGGCCGGCATTCTGCGTCGATAGTTACGGGGGCCTGTTCTAAGGCGGAAAGCGGCGGATGCAATTCTACATCAGTCGCTACAGGCTTTAGCTCGTTGGCGATAAATTCCGGAATACGCTCAATAGCTGCGACCACCAGCGAGATGTCCGAGGCAATAAACGTGGCTAATGAGTCGATAGCGGCAAGTACCGAAAGAAATTCGGCAGCTAAAAACTCAGGGATTCAATCTGCGGCAGTCTCTACGGGCAGCAGTTCCATAGCAAAGAATACCGGTACGCACTCCATAGCAGTAAGTACGGGCGATGAGTCCGAGGCGATTGTCTCGGGGGGTCAGTCTGTCGCCATATCTATCGGATGGCGCTCAAAAGCTAAAGGGGCATTAGGATGCTGGCTTGTGTTGGCCGAGTGCCGATCAAAGGAAGTGATAGATGTGAAAAGTACGCAGGTAGACGGCGACCGCATTAAAGTAAACACTTTTTACAGGCTCAAGAACGGGGAATTTGTCGAATGCAAAGGAATGTAACATGACACAGAAAGAAATGATTTTGCAGGAATTGCAGCGCGGAGAAACGGTTACGATATTTTCGGCGGCCGAAATGTTCGGAGTCCATCGTCTTAGTGCTGTGGTACAGCGTCTTCGCCATGACGGGCACGCTGTGGTGTCGCGCATGCTGAAGCGAGGACGGACGCGTATGGCGTGTTACGAGCTGTTCCGGTTCGACGATCTGGATATGTGCAAGATAGCGAATATGCTCGCGGAAAAAATAGAGTTGCGAAACGGGCGAGAGGGGACGTATACGATAGAATACGACGAGGAAGTCGAGGATATGTATATCGACGTCGAATTAAGCGTGTCCCCTTCGTGGGACAGGCATTTGCGGGGAGTGTGCATAAATAGCTGGAAAGTCCGGGCCAAATACATACCCACGCAAGACACATTTACCGACGGCCTCGGCTTTTCAGAGGAAAAACTAATGAAATACATAAAATTGATAATCGATGATACGGAAAGAGACATTTAAAACCAGAGCGGAATGGCTGGAGCGCAGGGAGAGCCGGCCGGTTCTCGGAAGCTCAGATTTCGGGATAATACTCGGTTTGAGCGAATACGTGACGCCCTTACAGTATTGGGAGCGCAAGACGCAGGGAAGCGATGAGATGAACGCGAATATGCACCGGGGGATATTCATGGAGGATGCGATTGCCAAATGGTTCGAGAGCGAGACGGGTTGCGAGATTATAAAACGCTCGGCATCGTACGATGTGTATACCAATGACGAGTTCCCGGACTTCGTGGAATGCTCGCCGGATCGGGAGGCATTCAAACAGGAATGGGAGGACCGTCCGGTGGTGGAGATAAAAGACACGAAGCGAATAATAGACGATATGGACGCAGATAGCATTCCGAAAGAGTGGTATGCGCAGGTCCAGTTTCAAATGGCCGTGATGGGCCGAAAAAACGCCTTTCTGGTCATTTGCGACGGCCGCAAAGAGCTTAAATACGGACATTATACTTTCGATAAAGATTGGACGCTCACGAATATGAGCAAGGCGACCGACTGGTTTCATAAGCACATAATCGGGGGCGAACAACCGGAACCTACCACTGCACAGGACATTCGGGAAACATACCCGGAGAGCAAGGAGGGTATCGTAAGGGTAGGGAAAGATATGTTTTCGAGGTACGAGCGTCTGGGGAAACTGAATAAGGCGATCAAGGTACTGGAGCGAGAAAAAAAGGAGATAGAGGGCGAGATAATCCTAAGATTCGGAGAGCAGGACAGCATGGAGTACGAGGGAACCACTATCGCCACCTTTAAATCCTATTGCCGCAAAAAGCTGGATACGGAAATGCTGAGATTGAAATATCCGAACATAGTCAGCGAATGCACGGTAGAATCGAGTTACAGAATGTTGAAATTTAAATAGATATGGGGAAAATAGCTAATATGTACCTTGATTGGAACATCATGGTCGTTAACGGACATCGCATGGTCGATGAGTTGGTGGCTCGCAGGGCAATCGATATAGCCAAAGAGGAGTCGGAATTGCAGCAGGATGTCGTCCGAGGAGACGCCCCATCTGCCTCCATAGAGCTTTGCGGCCTTCTGTGGGACACAGAGAATTTGGCCATCGGCGGTTACGAGAAGGACGGCCATCATTACTACACATGGCAGGAGGCGATGGATGCCGCGAAGTCCGTCGGGAAGCGCTTGCCGACCCGGGAGGAATGGAAGGCATTATGCGATCTCGGCTCGACTTGGGACGACGAGCGCAAGGGCCGTTGGTTCGGGGGGAACCACGACTCGGACCACAAGGGCTCGCTATTCCTCCCTATTGCGGGCCTCAGCAGTTCTAAGGGCCTCGGCTATCTCACAAAGATGATCGGTACGAGTACCAGCGGCTACTATTGGTCCTCGTCGATGGACGACGGAATCAGCTACTACGCGGTCAACCTCTACTTCAGCTCGGGCACCGTCTTCCCGCAGGACAGAGGCATCCGTACCTTCAGCTTCAGCGTGCGGTGCGTGCGGGATAAATAATCGGAAACGAACTATGTAATAAATAACGGCTATGGAAACTGAAAAAGAATTGGCACGGGCCTCGATGGAAAGGTCGAGAGCTCCGTATATAGCCTCTCAATCGTTTTTGACGCAGCTAAAAAAAACGCTGTTCCACGAGGAAACCAAAAAGCGGTTCGAGATGATGTTGGGGGAGTACGCACCCTCTTTTATGCAGTCGATATTGTCGGCCACGACAAACAATAAGCTGCTGATGAAAGCCGATCCCACATCGATTATCCGGTCCTCTTTGGTTGCGGCGTATACGAATCTGTCGATAGACACCAATCTGGGGCAGGCGGCATTGGTTCCCTACGGTGGAGTCGCGCAGTTCCAGATAATGAAGAACGGATATGTGCAACTCGCCCACAGGACGGGCAACGTAGCGCGTATCAATGTGGCTAACGTGTACGAAGGGGACATCGAGGCAATAAATCCCTTTACGGGCGACATGCGATTCAATCTAAACAATCCGGATAGGTCGATATTGAACGGATTCGTCTCTTACCTGAAGCTGATGACCGGTGCGGACTTCTATCTGTACATGACGGTGGACGAATGCAAGGCTCACGGGGCAAAGTATTCCAAATCATTCTACAGGGAGAATGGATTGTGGCAAACGGATTTCGTAGCTATGGGGCAAAAGACGGTGTTGAAAAGCATTATTAAAAAGTGGTGCCCGATCAACCCGCAACAGCAACCCAAGATAACGGCGGCGCTGAAATTCGACCAATCCGTTCCCAGTTCCGAAGACATAGAGTCCTGCGATCCGATATATGTGGATGGAGTCGATGCCAAAGAGGCGGAGAAAAAGGAAGTAGACGAAATAGTAGCAAAAATTACGAATGAATGATGGAGGATGAGAAAGTTCTGATCCGGCTGAAAACTTACGCCATGATGTCCGGAATCACCTATAACGGCGTCAAGAAAAGAATAGCATTAGGAAAGATAAAAGCCGAAAATATAGATGGGGTGCTGTTTGTCGATATATCCAAATATCCCGTCCTGCCTTCGGCGAGAATACGGAAAAAACTGGATAAAGAATACTGACATGGAAGGAGAACCCAAAACAATAGACAAGTGCTTCGACAAATTCGCGCAGTGGGCGGATTGGAGCGAAAAGGACCCGGTAAGAGAGATAATATTCGTTATCTGTACTCATATTATAGGGCTGCTGTTCATCGTATTGTCTCCCATAATCGCAATGATTGCGGCCCACTCGTACACCAACGCACAAAGGGAGCAAGAAGCCAAAGAAGATGAGGAACTATTAGAATGGTGGAGAAGAGAAAGGGAGGAAGAATACGTAAAATGGGTGAGAGGACGAAAGTAAAATGCGAGACATGCCGATTCGTCCAAGACGTGGAGCAGGGGATAGGGTATTGCCCTGTAATCAAGATGCTATCCCCGGTACATAACGAGAAAGTTTGCGTGCATCACGTGTGTCGTGATTGTCGTGATTTGATGTAGAAACGATGAAGTTCATAATTGCCAAATACTATGTTAACCCGATTGGAATGCCGGATGATGTAACGGAAGTATGGGAAATAATATATCCCCATTACCATAGCATTATAAGCGCGAGAGAGGGGCGGGAGATTATCCGGGAGAACGGATTGGTGTTAGCAGTGAGCAATCGGTATGGCAAGGTATGGGAGATACCTGGCAAGCCTTTAACGAAGATAAAAATTTAGGAGACATGATAAAGGGGGGATACATATTGCAGCCGCGCTGCATACAGGAGGGGAGCATGGCGCACAATCCGCCGGTAGACAGAGAACTGTGGCAATACTTTCTGCGAAGTGTAAACTACTATAAGCACGACCTTATGCCTCGGGGATCGGGGTTCTTCCGGCTGGAGGACATACAGGAAGATTTGAGCTGGAAAGTCGGTTTCAGGAAGATGAAATACTCGAAATCTCAGCTCTCAAAATCCATCCGGCGGATGAGAGATGCAGGCGTCGCTACCGTTACGAAGGAAACGGGCGGAATGATTGTAACTATCTGTAAATACGATTATTATCAGGACCCGAATAACTACGAAGGAAATTCCTTTTATGAAGGAAACAATGGCGGGATAATGAAAGGTAGTGAAACTCTTGACACGAAGGAAACAGAAGGTGTAAGCTTAAATGACTGTGGAACAGTAGGAATAGAGGAGGTGTGCGAAGATCGAAGGAAACGATATGTCGAGCATGAAGGAAACGCGAAGGCAACAACGAAAGATGACCAATATATAAAGAATTATAAGAAAGAAAAGAATAATACACACACACAGTATAAACTGAAAAATATACAGAACACTTCGTGCGCGCGCGAGGAAGGCGAGGACGGCATGGAGAGATGGGCGGAGTCGTCGAAAAAGCTGCTCGTGAAAAACGTGAGAGAGTGGATAGCCCAGTATACGCCCTCTGTGGCGCTCATGGAGTTTCCGTTGACAGACCGTCAGATACTGGGGATTTTCGAGCGCATGACTCCGGACGATTTGAAGCGGCTACTTATAGCCATGTGCAACAAGGGGGCCACAAAACGAAATAGAAGTGCCTATTTTACGCTTTTGGCATTCGAGGGTAGGGATTATATCATCAAACAGAGAAAATTGAAAATTGCCACCAAAGAAGGCCGAATACGAGGGTTTTTGGAAGTGGAATGAAACTGAAAAACGATTGAGCCATGAAAAGCGAAAGAGCGGAGGCATACATCAATGCCAATGAGATGGATGCCGCATATTTGGTAGATAAGGATGGTTGCGGATGGGCAGTAATTGGTATTTATCAAGCTCGCAAAGCTGTCGAATTAGCCGAGCAGGATGCCGAGGCAAGGATGCGGCGGAAAGCGGTACAGGCATTCGACGATATGTGGTTCAGCGGCCTTGAACCGGACTATGAATATCACCGCAGGAATTTTATCAAGAAACTGAACGAAATATGAAACTGACAAAAAACGAAGAGTGGATAATAGCCTACGGCAACGCCATAGTCCCGCAGGTAGTACTGCGGATATTCGAGACGATCAACGATTACGAGAAATTGATACGATTATGAAAACATTACGTGAATCAAACCCCATCGAGCTTTGCGGGCTCTTGTGGGACAGGGAGAATTTGGCCATCGGCGGTTACGAGAAGGACGGCCACCATTACTACTCATGGCAGGAGGCAATGGATGCCGCGAGGTCCGTCGGGAAGCGCCTGCCGACCCGGGAGGAATTGAAGGCATTATGTGATCTCGGCTCGACTTGGGACGATGAGCTCAAGGGCCGTTGGTTCGGGGGTAATCACGACTCGGATCACAAGGGCTCGTTATTCCTGCCTGCTGCGGGCCTGCGCTACAGCAATAGCGGCGAGTTGGCCAGCACGAGCTCCTACGGCTACTATTGGTCCTCGTCGCCGTACTACGGAGGCGACAACGGCGCGGGCACCCTCGGCTTCTACTCGGGCTACGTCAACCCGCTGAGCTACAACGGTCGCGCCCTCGGCTTCAGCGTGCGTTGCGTGCGGGAAATAATAACAGATAGATTATGAGAGTCATAGTTACTTTTTCCGGCGGTAAAGATAGCCTTGCAGCGCTGTTGTGGACCCGCGAACATATCACCAAGAATTTCACGACGGTATTCTGCGACACGGGTTGGGAACATCCGTTGACTTACGAATACATCCATCGCATTGCCGACAAGCTGCATCTCGATCTGGTAACATTGAAGTCGAAGAAGTATGCAGGTATGGTCGATCTTGCCCGGCAGAAGCATCGCTGCCCGTCGGCGCGCGCCCGGTACTGTACAGAGGAACTGAAGACGAAGCCAATGACTGACTACATCCTCGACGTCGTACAAGATAATACGCTCATTATTCAGGGCATCCGTGCCGCGGAATCCTCGGCACGAGCCAAGATGAAGACGCAATGCACCTATTTCAAGTATTATTTCGAGCCTTACGGCTACGACAAAAACGGAAAGCCGAAGAAGTATAGCTACCGCGGCAAGGATGTTCGGGTGTTCCGGTCGCATTATGCGGACGACCTCTTGCGACCGGTGTTCGACTGGTCGGCGCAACAGGTCATCGACTACATCCTCGCCGCAGGGTTGGAACCGAATCCACTCTACAAAATGGGCTATAAGCGTGTCGGTTGTTGGCCGTGCGTGATGGCGAATCAGCGGGACATCCTGAACATCGCCCGGCAAGCTCCGGAACGGATAGATGAGATTGGAAACCTTGAAACGGAATTGGGCTATTCGTTTTTCGGTAAGGACAAGATACCCGCCCGCGCGATCCACAGTGGCAATAAATATCCGAATATCCATGATGTCGTGCGCTACGTCGAGTGGCAGAACGCGACGGGCTCCTTGTTCGACGACGACACGGCCACGAGTTGCATGAGTTATTATGGGTTATGCGAATGATAAATGACAGCTTCACTCTCCAGTTGTCAAATAATAATTGACAACTGAAACCTTTAAAAAACATTAAACACTTTAAAGAATGAGCTATGAAAAACAAAATTAACATTGAAATCACACAAGACGGCTGGACGACAGACATTCTGTTTAATGGCAAAAAGTATAGGGAACGCCACGAACGTATACCGACAGGGTCTAAATGTGTTGAAGGTGATTTTGAATCGGAAGAAGAATTGCCGGATGACATCATAGGTGCTGTTGGTGGATTTTTCTGTTTCGATTGTATGATGGCGCTTATACATAATGAGCTATGAAAATGATCCCTGATGCAGACATAGTTTGGGATAAAAGAGAACAATCCCGCATCGAGGCCCAAATCAAAAAGCAGCAAGAGTTGAAGCTGATCGGAAGCATGAAGAAGGTACCGGGGCACACTCTGTTCTCTTTCAACTACAAAACAGGCGAGATCAAGCCGGCCGACGTGATTCGGGAGTGTGCGATGGGCTTTGACGGATTGCCGGTCTACAAGGAGAGAATAGTGGTGGAGAAGGATTGCTACTACGAACAGGCGCTGAATGTCAAGAATTTTGTAAAACGATTGAAAAGAAAGAGCTATGAAAACACTTGAGTTGAAAGATATTTGCGGCTATATGCCGTACGGGCTAATGCAAAAGCATTATAAAAATGTTTGTCCTTTTGCCGTTGAGATTAAGTCACATATAGGTGGATATGTGTTTCTCAAAATACCTCCCAAACATGGAAAGCCTCTTCTTCGCCCGATGTCCGACCTAACCAAAGAGATCACCCACGAAGGGGAAAGGTTTGTGCCGACTTTAGCATTAGATAAATTAAATTGTTTCCCTGTATCTGATACAGAGAAGGCGTTAAGGTACTACGACAAGCTCAATGAATGGATGTTCGACTACCGGAACCTGATCTACGCCGGACTGGCAATCGACGTGAATACCTTACCTGAAAATCCTTATGAATGATGAAAACACCAGAAGAAGCTGCCCGAGAGTATGCAAAGAAGATTTGGAAAAATGGCCGTACTTACAGAAGTAGGATAGGATATTCTGCTGAAGATTTCCTTGCCGGCCTCGCAATCGTCGGAGCAATGGCGGTTGACGCAGAAAAGGAAGGTCGATTTATCCCGGCGCAAGAGATACTCAAGGAGATTCAGAAATCTAAAACCGATAACTAACAAAAATTGTAAATCATGCGAGAGATACTTTTCAGAGGCAAGAGCCTCGACAATGGGAAATGGGAGAGCGGATACCTACTCGAAAATCAAGGTCGGACCTTCATTTACCAAGCAACGAACGATAACGGCCGCATCTCCGTCGCTGCGGTAGAAGTCGATCCGGCCACCGTCGGCCAGTACACGGGTTTGAAAGACAAGAATGGCAAGAGCTTTTGGGAAGGGGATATATTCAAAGAAGATGATAGCGGAATTGTGCGATCCATCTTCCGAGTTCCCGGCGGACTCGCTTTTGAGGATAATCCTGTGGCATTCGGCTATGACCATAGAGCACCAGTATATCCGTATTCCTCTATTGCTGAAATGCAAAACGCATCATGGTTATCGCAATGTTGCGAAATAATCGGCAACATCCACGATAATGCGGGCCTGATAAAAATAGACGAAATATGAAAAAGATGATGTTTAACGATCGGTACGGCCTGACGCAGGCGGTCCGATACCAGAATAATTCCGTATATTTAGCAGTGTGAAAGGATTGTGGCACGCTTTTACAGGGGAAAACGTCATCATTAAAACGCAGAGACATGAAAACGATTCTAATGATTGCATTGATGTGGCTGGCAGCGCCGCCGACCACACAAAAACAGACCATTTATAAGGACGGTAGAAATGTCGGACGAGTGGAAATAGAGCGGGACAATATCCGTGTGTATGATGAGCAGGGACGGCTGAAAATGAGAGGAAAGAAGCAAAAAGGGGTTATCAAGCTATACGATAAGAACGGTAAGTACATAGGTCAGATAAAAGACAGTGACCTGTCATTTTGAGTTGTGATTTGATGTAGAAACGATGAATTCATGGATAACGAGGATAAAATAACAATTCTATGCGAGTTACGGACAGACTTGGTCCCTGACCGGTGTATTCGGGAATTCGCCCGGAGGGATGGAGGAAACGGAATGAGTATCAAATTCTTTCTGACATCCTTGAAGGGAAGGAAAAACGGCAATGATTATGGACTGAAGATACAGACCGAGGATAATCAGACGATTTGGGTGGGAACCGGACGGCTGATTTTTAAGAATGGGAAAAAAATGATTTGATTGAAAATGGAGAAAGAATTAGACACGATACTTGCTACAATGCAGGTAACCAAGTCCAATGTGAAAGGAAGGCATTGGATGGTAACAGGGCACGAATACGAGGCTCTGCACAAAATGTTCGATAAGATATACAAGGTACTCGACGACGGGACGGATAAGGTGGGCGAGATATTCCGCCAGCTCAGAATGATTCCTCCGTTCAGTATGGAGTTGTGTATTTCTGAATCCAAAGTGGAAGACGAGAAATTAATCATGCCGACATGGGACATGGTAGCAAAAACACGCGATGAGGTAGACAAAATCATCGCGCTCGTCCATGAAGGATGCTATGCCCAAAAATTCGACCCGACTACCGAGAACGATCTGCTCAATATCACAAGCCAGTTGAGATTTTGGGTGATGCACCTGAATTCGCTGTTGGGTGACATGAAAGGAAGCTCATCTATATAATTTCATGGTACGGTGAGGTTCTTAATGTCGAAATAAACGAATTCCTCACCTTTTTGTGTCTTGACTTTTTCGACAACGGCCCTGAAAATGTCCTTGTCGTTGAATCCGTACCTTTTCTGCAATATATCCTGAAAGGGCTTGATCGGATTGTCCCAGTCGGCCAAAGAAGTGGATAGCCCGAATACATAGTGTACTTCGTATGGAGGTTCGGGCAGCACTATGTCGGGCAGCTTCAATAGGCACTCCGTCGTATAAGCATCATACATGGAGGTACGGAATCTCTTACCCTGCCATGCTCGGTTTACGGTCAGCGGTTTAACGAATATTTTCGGCATATCAGAATGTGATAAAAGAGTAACTGATTCCGGCTCCTATATAAGGCTTTACCCCTTGAGGCGTAAGGGCATACCCGGCGCTCACGCCGATTCCCCAGCGCTTGGGTTTGCCGGGAACCTCGACCCGCTGGACGACCGTATTCGTCACGGTCTGCGTTTTTCGGAAAATATCGAGCGTATCGAGCGACGCGCGGAAGCCGGACACGACGGCGCGGTAATCCTCCCCTTCGTATACTTTCCGGGAAATCGGGACCAGTACCGGGACTTCCACCGTATCGCCCGGAACAGGCAAAAGTACCGTATCGACACGGGTCAAGTAGCGGACTTTGGGCACGAGGACAGTTTCCCGGACCGTGTCGCGCACGACCACCGTGTCCTTCCGGTGGATCTCGACGATCTCCGGCTTCACACTCCGTCGCCCCAGCAGAAATGCGACCGCGATCAGGGCTAAAGCTATAACAACGTTTTTCATGTTTCAGTAAAATAAAAATGCCCGAACCTATCCGCCCGGGCATAAAAAAGGCGGTAACTCCGAATATTGGAATTACCGCTTTCTACATCAAATCACAACCAACACTATAGATTATATTGCTCAATAGTGCATGGGTCAGTCGTCGGAGAAGATTTTAGCAACATTCGTATTTTATCGATGTCGTCAACGTCTAAACAGTCTATATACTCAGCTTTATTAGCTATTCGCTGCTTTTCTATCTCCCGCAACTTATAGCAATCGACATATCGATATTTCCCGTTTAAAAAAGCATATTTATCAGGATATATGCAATGTTGATAGGGGGCAATTTCATGTGCAAAATTCATATTAATATCGGTATTAATAATCGCTGCACCTATATAATTACCTTCGGAATCAATACCTGCAATAACAAAATATTTTGTACGATCAACGGCACTTTCCCCTTTCGGTGTAATCCCATCTTTAGGGTAAAAGACCATTTTGAATACACTTCCTACTCGTATGGCGGCATTTTTTAATGCTTCTATTTCTTTTAATTGCATTTGCCGTCTATCATTTCATCCAACCCTATTGAGTATGATAGATACTCCATTATCTCCTTTGATGCTCCATTCTCACGAGCAATATTGAGTTCGTCCATTCTATGGGATACTTCATTATTGTATGCTCGTGCCCATTCCCCGCCGTGCGTCTTTTCCATAAGAGTATCGAAGTCCATTTTAGATACTTCACTGATAGCTGCATCTAAACATTCGACATTCGATTTTGACAGGCAATTCATATTTGGCGCTTCCAAAGCGGAGAAATTCTCGTCTTGGCATTCGATTACGGCCGAAACTCGTCCAAGTACACGATCATCGCAAAATTTATATGGAGAACTGTCCCCACGCGCTACTTTCAGAATATTGTACACCAGCGACGGAACCGGCCCAAACTGCAATGCTACAATACTGTCGTTAAACATGGGTATGCCATACTTCACAAGATGATTCTTTTGCGCGAAAAAAGCCGTTTTAACGATATGATATACATCTCGGCTATTCTTCGGCATACGGCTCAAAATGTAAAGCAAGACTGCCTTCAATCTGCGTATATCCGACTCTCGCATAAGATTGTTTATGTAGGTTGCACAGAATAAATATAATGCAAATATGAAAAACTCACTTCCTAATTGCAAATTTACCGCAAAAATAGTGCAACGACGTTCTCAAATTTCCGTCCGATAAGTTCTACATCAAATCACAACTTTAAAATGCCTAATACAAATATTGGGCGATTATTTTGATCTTACTTACATTCATCCATGAGTATATTATAGTCGCTTAGCACGCCTTTCCCGCGACACTCTCCCGTAACAGAGATTACATCCCCTTTGGAATATCGAGCCAATCTGTCGCTATATTCACGTTTGAAAACACACTGCACATAATAGAACGGAATATTCGGGTCCTCGATTATAACATATTTGCGTCCCAATATCTCGGTTCCAAAATCTGTAATCACTCCTGCCACACTGATAATTCTGCCTTTTAAATGCATGTCAGCGGCAATCTCGTTGGCATCGTAGGCTGCTATTAACTGGCTTACAGATATTTCAAGGGGTTTTTTTCGTGCTTCCAGTATCGAGTCTATTTTTGCTGCTTCTTTCTTTGCTGCATTTATGGAATCTTCCGCTTTTGTGAGTGGGGTGCTAAATACTATGCTTTTATGATGTTGTTGAGTATCGTTTAAAGAGAGTAGAGAACTATCTATTTGCGAATAAGTTGCCATGTGTGACGCGGAAATGCTGGGAATATCAGAATACCTATTGTATTCTTGTTCTTGTGTTTCATCTTTGTTGCATAAATGAACAATAAACAGAAACACAATGATAATCCCCGCTACCTTAATAAAGGTATTGATTTCTGAATTTTCTCCCATGATTTCCTATTTTTCAGTTTATGGCATCACAACGTCCTCGCATTGGTCAAAGTATATGACTAAACCGTCTACCGTTAGTCCTGTGCAAATTCCAATAACAGTTATTTTATCTCCTTCGGAGTATTTTAATAGCCTATTACTGTCTTTGAATACGCATTTTATCACAGGGGCGAAGATTTCGGGGCTTTTAATTAAAACATACGGATTTCCCGCTATGTCACTACTCCTAATATCTGAAACGATCCCCGAAACGCGAAGCAATTTGCCTTCATACAGTTCATCAGCCCGCATTTCGTTCGCGTCGTAATCAGAAATCAACCTATTTATAGGTACGGTATTATGGGCCGAAACGATATATTCTTTTTTGTCTTCGGCTTTGTCTTCGGAAAGAAAAGTATCTTGGTATGTCATTGCTATAATCCCAATGGAAAACATTAGCATCCAAATTCCAAAAAAGCCCAATACACACAGGCATATGATGGAGATTATCCTATTCCGTAATTTTGAACCTTCCATGATTCCCTATTTTTCACTTTCCGGCATCAAAACGTCCTCGATCTCCAAAGCTCTCGTTGATGTCGTCAAATAATGATAATTGAGTTGGCACAATCGTTCCGGATGTAGGGCTAAATGTAAGATTAAGTTTCGGTTGCGCGAGCCTGTTTTTAGCCTGCCTTGCCATTTGTTGCGTTCTTGTGTGCGGGAATGCAAATGCCAGATTCTCCTTAAATTTATCCATATTTGGAGAGGCTTTAATAATACCCATTACGGACAACAAGTGATCTGCGAGCAATTTATAACCAGTCTCATTTAGCTTTTGGTGATGATGTTTTTTACCGCCGGGATTAGGATTGTTTTTTCTTAAATAATCAGCGACATCAGGATCAAGAGTATCATAAACAAATTGCATTACATATTTACCAAATCTTTGAGGATAATATTTTTCGTCCAAAGGGATAGCATTGCCCTCAAGTCTGTAAAGATGCATGAAAAATTCTTTAGGGAATGTGCGCGTCCATTCTCTATACCCATCCTGTATATAGGTATCAAGTTTAGACTGAAGTTCATCCGCTTTTCTGAAATATTGATAACCGGTTACCTCATCAATCACTGCATCGATTCCACTCTTTGCAGACGCAGATATGAAAATTTCTGATTGCTCTGCAAGTTTCGACTGATTGGGGGCTAATATTCCAAGCTGGCGTGCTTTCAGATAAGTATTGCAGATGTCAATTACATCGCTCGACCTAATACCGTTAATAATAGTGCTGCCCACTCTGAAAATCAGAACATTAGCTTTATTGGATACTATTTCTGCGTCCTTTTTTCCACTCTGCCTGCCCGCCTTGATTTTCAGCTGGTTACGGTTTTGCTGAAATTTCTCAGGCAGGATTGCCTGTATATTTTTTGCAGATAAGTAGGCATTCAAGTTACCGCTATCACGACCACCCGAAATAAGCCTTACCACTTCTCGCTGTGACAATACACGCTCTACTTTCTCTCCATCGTCGATAACGTAGCAAGGTATTTCGTACTCTCCGCCATTGAGTGAGATTATCCCTTTGTAAATTTTGGCAATTTTATCCATAACTTTATATTATCACAATTCTAAACTTACTCCTTCTTGACCTCCACCACCTTCGTCAAAGTGGAATCCAAAACGAATACCTCGTCATAAACCACCACATTGTCCGTGTTCTTCTTGGCCCTGTACTTGTGGCGGATCGAGTAACCGGTGAGGTGGGGGACGTAGTGCTTTACTATACTATCCCCCATATGTATGTACTTAAGCAGCCATTTACGGGATATATCCCATGCTGCTTGTCGACCTCTCGTAAGATACCCTTGACTTAGCAATTCTTGCTCAATCTCTGAACCCGCCATGTAGTATTTAACTGCTTCATCCCGTACCACTTGATATGCTGGATCATCTTCTACTTTAGAATAAACCGTATCCAACTTTCCCCATTCGAGAGGCTTGTACCGACGGATACTGTCGGAATACGTAAGATATTCCATAACAATCTGCTGTTCCTTAGGGGCTTCGGAACAGCCGACAAAAAAGAAAAGAAGAAAAAGGTACAACAGCTTTTTCATACGCTAAATATTATTAGGGGTGAGAATTGGCCTACTATTATCTTAGATATACGAAGCGTGGGCGATCACTTCTTGACTAAGAGGTACGACCAATACCCGCCAACCAAAAGTAATGCCCACGCACAACGCAGACATCAGCTTGATTGTTTAGGGTTGGATTGTTAATTGGTCGTTTTCTTAGTCCTAAAACAATAGCTAATGCTATTCAATATGTCAATACAAACATAGGAAATTTTATCTCACGCCCTGTTTTTATATATTTATGGAATCAGGCGGAGTATAATTCAAACTTATAATTTCCAGGCATTTGTTGGTGGAGTACACAAGCTATATGAACCGGGGGGATCATTGTGCCCCCCGGTTCTCGGCAATTGCAATGTGTAAATTTTGCACATTGCTCAGATCGGTAATTCCAATATGTCAAAGAACCGCTGCGAATGTCTACATCATGTCGCGCCACGCCTCGGGCTTTCGGTTGTAGAGGTAGTTCAAATCCCGTTCATGGGTTTTGGCCTCTATTTCGAAAGGATTCCCCTTGTAGCCGTGGCATATCCATTGCCAGATATATCGGCAGTAATACGGGAAATATCCATGACAGTCTTTGGCTTGGGCCGCATGGATCGATTCGTGATTGACGGTAACGGCGCTCAGGGGCTTGAACTTTTTGCGCGCGAATATGACCCCGAACAGCATCATGGCCTTATATCCGCGAAACGGGATCAGGGAGTTGTAGATGATTTTCATTTCCGAATCGTGATGTAAATATCTTCGCCCCGGGATTCGGCCTCGTCGAGAATGTCGAGCAGGCGGAACAGGGTAGCCCGGGAGTTGATGACCTGTCCTTTTACCTTGTTCTCTCCGACCAAGATACAACCTTCCGTGTCGGCCGGCGTGTTCCCCGAATGGATAAGTATTCCTGAAAAGTGAGGCACATCCGGCAGCAGGGGGACATTTCGTCCGCCGTACCGGGGCGAGAACTTGGGCGACTGGGTCATGGCGATCCGATAGCGACCGTAAGGTATAGCCGTCTTGCCGTATATCTTGACTTCCTGACCGTCGAATACGCCATTGGCGTTGGCATCCCGGTCGGTATCTTCCAGCGTATCGCACTCGAAGGATGCCGACGGGATGCTTAAACGCCCGATGGTATAAGTGGGCGCGAAATAGATTCGCCTCAGAGATAGAAGCATGGCTATTTCAGAATACCGGCGGTTTTCAGAGCGTTTGCCAGCAGGACCAGGTTCGCCTGCACGCCTTCGGCCGTGTCCGATGCACCCCATGTGGGCGTGGTCTGCGGTGTAACCAGTTTGGCGGTAACGTCCGACGCGAGTTTTGCCAGAGTAACTTTTGCGTTCCCGATAGTCGGATTCGGGTAGCTTCCGGTCAAATCGCCACCAGCAGAACCGGACGGAGGCAGAGAAGTCGGAACATTCGGAATAACCCCGTCAGCCAGCTTTGCAGCGGTCACGGCTTTGTCGGCGATTTTGTCGGTTGTCACTTTCCCGGTGCCGATAGTCGGGTTAGGATAGGTCCCGGTCAAATCGCCACCGGCAGCGCCGCTCGGAGTTGCGCCGCCCCCTTCGATGGACTCGAAGTTTTCGTTGATTTTGTTGGCCATCCTGTCGATGCTCGGGATAGGAGGCAGATCGGATTTGGTGATTTTCTTAACCATAGCAATAAAGTTTAATTAGTGTGAGAGCCAATGTATCTGGGCAAAATGTACTGAATGTTTTTTGAGATTACGTGCAATTTGCTTCTGAGAAAAGATTCTGAGATGCTGGAGTCTTTTCTCAGTTCGCAGACGATGGACCCGACCCAGTCGTGCTGGTTGTCGCTCATACGGTATATCCCTAATATGGAGCTGCCGTGAGAGGAAAAGAGCGAACGGGCATACATATCGTCCATTTGCGTCTCGATGTCGGATATGTGGATGTACGGATTACGGTTCAGGTCCGCACAGAATTTAGGCATGTCCGACATGCTTATGTCATGGATATATTGTTTCATCCCGTCGATGCCTTTACGCTTCACCTCGAAGTAGATCGAAACGTAAGCCTCGTTGCCCAGCGGGTGAGGCTGGATAATATATACCCTGTCGGCATCCAGCGTGTACAGTATGTCCCACAGTTCGCCGAACACGATTGCCGAATTGTCTACCCGACGCAGGGAAGTTTCCGACATATCCTGCTTTATCTGGGATATTTTCAGGTCGGTCATCTTGTCCCGTCGGTACTGGTTGTATTTGAACCATGCGGTTATGATGGTGCCGATGGCCGCTATGATCGCTGCGATGTATTCCATTGTGCTGATTGTTATACCACTTTGCCGTAGGTTATCTCTACCAAATAATCGACTTGTTCCTGAACTGATGCCGAACCGCCTGTGAAATTGGCCATAACTTGGTATATCGATGACGGATTGACATAGGTAAAAAATGTATAGTTATTATTACTTTGGCTGTTAACGGGCACGATAGCCAAAGTCGCTTTGGTGGAATAGTTCGTGAACTTAGCGTATCCGCGAAAAGCGATAGGCGCATATTGGGAGTACGTTCCCGGGAATTGAGTCGAGGCATAGTTGTCCAGTGCAACAGTCGCAGGCCCTAATTTATTGGTATACGATCCTTTGACGAGCTTCTTGACAACGGGTGTGTCGTTGAAATGCGTCGCGTCTAATTGTTGTTCAAAATAGACGTTCTGCCCGAAATCGCCGTTTTCCGCAAGGCAAACCCAAGGGGAAAAGGTAGAAGCTGAACCAGTATTAGAAGTGCGATAAAAGGATGGGCCGGCTTTGGATGACGACGGGAAGGTCGTAACAAATTGTACGAATTTATCTGTAAGATCAATTTGTAATCCGCCACCCGGTTCAACAGTCGGAGCGTTTGTAGAAGACTGAGGAAAGGTGAAAAAGCATGTACCTTCTGTAAGAATCGCATTCAGGTTAGTGGTAGTAACTTCCTTCATACTTCCATTCTCCACAGCCGAATCGACATACCCTTTTGTAGCCGGGTTGTATTCTCCGGTCGGCACGTAGACCGTTGTATTCTCTTTCGACAAATAATCGGCTGGATTGAAGTTACCCGAGTCCCAAACCCTCAGCCATGTTTTTGTGTTGCTTCCACGATACATCAAGGATTGCTCGTTGGCATAGTCCCGCAACTTGAGTTGCAGAATCGTACCTATAAAATCCTTCCCCTGCCAGATGCTTGAATATTCTCTCTCCGGAAAACGCGCCTGTATATTCCCAGTAAAATCTGAATCCGTAATGTTGTCTATTCCGCCGCTGGGAAAGATCTCCTTTTTGGTTTGAGCAAAAGACGACGGGGTGAGGTTTCCCGAATCCCAAATCTGGCTCCAACTGGACCACGTTGTACCGTTTCGACCTCTTGTCCACCACTTGTCGCCTGCATAGCAGAACTGTTTGCGGAAATCGGGGTTATTGCCATAAGCGATAGTAAATCCATTGCACCAACTATCTGCAACCGGAGCGTTCGCCGCGTTGTGTGCGCCGACAAAGAAGGCATTGTTCGGGGCATTGTTCAAATCCGAGAGCTGAGCGGCGCTGAACCCGAATTTGTCGTCCGGATTGAAATCATTGGATTTCCATACTTTAACCCAGTCGCTCCAAGATTCCAGACTTTGCCGGAAACGGACAAAAACGGACGGATTGACATTGCCCGCAGAATATCCTAAGGCCAACTGTATCCAATTTCCTGATCTCCCGGTTCCTTCGACGACAATGACGCTGCCGTAAGAAGTAGGCGTGTTCTGCGTAGTTGCATCGTAGGTATAGAATCCGTAAGTCGTGGCGTTATTCAAGTTAGCAATAGCACCCCGGTTCACAATATACTGTTCAGCCAGTTTTGCGGCTGTCACGGCACCGTCGGCG